CAGGTAGTGCAATTGAGGTAGGCCAGCAATGATTAAAATTTATAGAGACGAGGCCGCAAACGCTATCTTTATTGAAGATGCTAATGGCGCGCAGTTTTTAAACTCATTACAAGCTTTTGAATATGGTGGTAATGTCAGCATTAAAGACAAGGCTAAAAGCACAGGAGCTGTCAACTTCGAAATTGTAAGTGGTGCGGCTTATACCGAATTTGTAGATCAAAACGGCGCAGCATACGGCACCGACACTGCAGACACTATTAACGAGCTAAACGCGGTATTCTCGCTGACAAATGGTGTGCAAGTTCCGCCTGTTATCACGTCAAGCACTAGCATAGCGCTCACAACTGGCGACACTCTCAACTATGAGCTAACTGCGACTAATGGTGTGGCGTATGAGTGGGAAAACCTGCCAAGCGGTGTGACTACTGTTGAGGGCAATATCAGAAAGCTCATTGGCGGCTCTACACTAAGCCCAGCAACCTACACGCCCACAATGACGGCTATTAATTACGCGGGCGCTGATACTGAAACGTTGACCATTACTGTTAGTGACCCCCCATTCTCTGCCACCAAGTCCGTCAGGTTTAATGATGGCTCTAGCACTGATGATTATGCTAGTGCCTCAGCTAGTGATCTTAATGCGGTATTAGGCAGAGCATCTAATGGTAGTGGTGAGTCTTGGACTATTGGATTCTGGGTTAAACCGACTAATAGCGGCGGCTCACGTTGCATACTGTATGCAGGCTCAACTGATAAGACCAACGGCGGCGGCTTGGAGATTCGCTTAACTTCAGCCAACAAAATCCGCGTGCGCTACGGTTCAAACAATAACAATCTGTTGATGAGTACGCAAAACGCGTTGACGCATGATGTCTGGCAGTATGTTGATGTGCGCTTCGATGGCGGGACTACGGGCAGCAGCTCAGCAGATATTAATGATTACTATAGCCGATTCACTGTTAACGTTGATGGCTCAGCTCAGACGATGAGTAATACCAATAACAACTTTGGCTGGTCGTCTGCTGTAACAGTTGCGGTGTTTGAAGTGGGCCGCTTTGTTAACTCTACCCCGTTAAACGGCGAGAAGATTTGCCAGCTAGCGGTATTCGATAGCGATAGTGATGCGACTGCTACAGAGTTGTATAACAGCGGTAGCCCGTTTGATTTAAACACTTTGACAAATGGCCCTAATCATTGGTGGAAAATGGGTGATGGTGATACATTCCCAACGCTTATTGACCACGCAACGGGCGGCAACACAGATATGACTTTAAACAATATGACAGTGGCCGATATTGTCACCGATTCACCTTAGAGGATTAAATTATGGGTTCACCAAATACGGGGCCATTAGTGCAGATAACCCCTAATGATGGCAATATGTTTAGGGGGGTTGCTAATATCACAGATACCGCACTGACTGTTAATGTGACAGTATTTAGCAGGGAGTACGGTGAGCAAACGTACGATATGATCGTGCCTGCTCATAGTTACCGGCCTAATGACTGCAAGGTCAATAGTGCTACCGCAACCTGCTATGGCTATTTGATGTCAACATAATGAAAAAGTGTAAAAAGTGTAGTAAAGGTAAGAGGATGGTCAAACTACCTGTAAGGGGTAGCCGCTCAGCAAAGAGCAAAGCCAAGCGCAAATAAGTCAAGGCCCATAACGGGCCTTTTTTTTGGTATAATGGGGTTAATTGAGGGCTAATTGAGGCAAAACATTGGCTAAAAACAATACATCAATCACCACTGAAAGCCGAAAGGAAATGCCCTCTAGGGGTAGAAGCAAGCGAACTCTTATTTTGGAGTCATTAAAAGAAAAGGCTTTTAAAGGCCTTAAAAAAGACGCCACAACAGAGGAGTGCGAAAAGGCTTGGTTTGGTTTTCTTGTAGATTCAGTAGTTGATCCAGAGAATAAAGATTCCTCGATGTGTCTTCGCCTTATCACTGAAAGGGGTTGGGCTGCTTTAAAGCCTGTTAGCGATTCTGTTGCATTTGAGTTCGATAAAGATGCAGATCTATCTGTTCAGGCCTCGCAGATTCTAGATGCTGTCTCCAATGGCAATCTTGCGGTAGAGCATGGCATCCAATTGGTTGGCGCAATTAAGGGGCTTGCTGAGATTATTGCACATACAGAGCTTAAGCAGCGTATTGAAGAAATTGAAAAGCAGTTGGGCGCTGAGTGAGTCTGCTAGCAAAGCGGCTTGACCGCCTAGAGCCCTTGCTTGCCGCCCAAACTGGCGAAGTAAAGCAAACCGTTTACGGCATAGTTGATAGGGTTGATATTGTTGACGGCGTTAGGGTTCCGCACTTCTGTAGAAAATGGAAGGGCACAATAGGAAATCTAACGCCCACAGATGAAGAGCCAACCATTTACTGCATTGAGAAGCTTGAGCCGCTGCTAACAAAGCACAAAAAGCACAAGCGCGTTTTTGGTGGTAGGGGTGGAGCTAAGTCAATACTGGCCTTTGATGCCATGATTGGCGATGTGAATGCTTTTGGCTCTAAAGTGTTTGTTATGCGGGAGTACATGAACTCAATTGAGGAGAGTGTATTTGACGGCATAGAAACAAGAATTAAGGCGCTAGGTATGGGCGGCTTTAGCTCTGTGCCAACTCGCTGGGCTATACGCAACAACAATGCAGGGCGGTTTACCTTTGGCGGCCTTAAGAATGTGATTAGCAAAAAAGGCGCTTTCGGCTATAAGTTTTTCTTGGTTGAGGAGGCTGAAGCAACAAGCCAGAGGGCTCTTGATATTTTAGGTCCAACGTTGCGGGGTATTGATGGCTGTGAAATGTGGATGATATGGAACCCGCGCAGCATTAACGACCCGATGAGCAAGGCATATATAACACCTTATCAGGCAGAGCTAGACCGTGACGGCTTTTATGAAGACGATCACCAGCTAATTATTAAGGTTGGGTATCAAGACAATCCATGGTTTATGCATGACCAATCGTTGACTAGCGAGCTAGAGTTAGACCGGCAAAGAGTAAAGCGGGGTGTTATTAGTGCAGCCAAGTTTAAGCATATATGGGAGGGCGGCTTTATGGATGATATAGAAAACGGCCTGATTAAAGAAGAATGGTTTGACGCCTGCATTGATGCGCACAAGCTGTTAGGCTTTGAGCCGCTTGGAGGCACTGCCTTTGCTTTTGACCCTGCTGACACTGGAGGCGATGCCCATGGCTACGCGGTAAGGCATGGCAGAGTAATTGTTGATTGTGGGGAGATAGACGCGGAGAACGGTAACAGGGCAACAGATGAGGCTTGCGGAATGGCGCGCAAAGCTCTTGCTGATTACTTTGTTTGGGACTGTGATGGCTTAGGGGCTACTTTGCGCGATAACGTAGCTAGGGGCTTAGGGCAGGGCAAGGTCGATACCGTTATGTTTAAGGGCTCAGAAAGCCCGCAAGACCCTGACCACCAATTTAACGATAATGATGCTTATAGCTTTAAGAATGCGCCAACAAATAAGGAGGCGCTAAGAAATAAACGGGCGCAAGGTTACGTAAGGCTTGCAAGAGCTATGCGCTTAACATTTGAGGCAGTGCAAAAGGCTAGGGGTGGCGTATGCCCTGTGATTGATGTGGATGAGCTGATTAGCTTTGACTCAGAGGGAATACAAAGCATGGCAAAGTTAAAAGCTGAGCTTTGCAGGCTTCCAGTTAAGCCGGCAAGCGGCCAAATACTTTTATTCTCGAAGGATGAGATGCGCAGGGGTGTTGCAATGCCAGATGGCTCACGGCTGGTTATACCATCGCCTAACATGGGTGATTCTGTTATGATGAGCTTATTTGAAATGCCCGCAGCTACTACGGATTGGGGCCAACTAGATTACCAAGATGAGTATATAGCATGATTGAAATTTCAACTTTTTTGCAGTTGCTTAATGATGCGGAAGACTACGCGGATACTCGCGAACAGATAGACATTGATAACCTCAATTATTATTTGCGCAACGCACGAGGCGATGAGCGACCCAATGAGAGTAAGGCTGTAAGCTCTGATTGTTTCGATGTTGTTAATGCTGATATGCCTAGCTTGGTGCGCTCATTCTTGGGTGGCTCTGACATTATGGAGTTTAAGCCAAACAGTGCCAATAATAAGGCGGAGATTATTGAGGCTAAGCAAAAAACTACTTTAGTCAATCGCTTGATACTTGGTCAAGATTGGTCTTTTAAGGTTTTGCATGATTGGATGCTAAGCGCTGAAATTTACACAATGTCGGCTGTTACATACTACCCAAAGATCAAAGAGCGCGAAGAGGTAAAGATTTACGAGGGCATCAATCAGGTAGAGCTTGAGCAAATAACGCAGGCGCTTGAGTCAAATGATGATATTAAAAAGGCTGAAATTGTAAGTGATGACGGCGGAGAAACTTTTGACGCTGAGATAAAAATCATTAGGGAGTCAACAGAGTACTGCATTGAGTGCATTGACCCGCATGATTTTTTAATTAGTAAGGGCGGCCCAACGCTAGAAGATTGCGCCTTTGTCGGTCATCGCACGCAATACCGAAAGAGTGAGCTGTTAGAGCTTGGTATTGATGAGGATAAGGTTAAAGACTTGCCATCGCAAAGCAACTCATCTTCAGCGCCAGCACTGACAGGCACAAATAGTGACAGCCTTACAAAAGATATAGCTGAGCGCGCATTGGGCGTACCTACAGATGCCGAGGTTGCGCCTGAGTGGCATTTGGAGCAGGTTGATGTTGTGGTTGCTTGTGTGCTTTCATCGACTGAGGGCGGATCAGTGCAGCGCCGCCGCGTTATGTATGCGGGCAGCGAAATAATACAGGATGAGCCTTTTGACCATGTAAACTATGCTGTGCTGTCGGCCTATCCACTGCCTAACCAAGTTGGCGGCCTTAGCCGTGTGGGTATTACCAAGCGCACGCAGGATGAGAAAACATTTGTGCAGCGTGGCTTGTTTAACAATATGAGCGCAGTCAATAAGCCAATGACCGCCATAAACATACAGCAAAATGGTCAGCTTGAGACTGTAAACAGGCAGGATATACTAAACCGCCGCACTAATGGTGTTGTGCGTGTTAACGGGCCTGTTACTGGCAATATATTGCCTTTGCCTGTGCCGAGTATTGGCGCCGAGTGCCTGCAGCTAATCCAGTATATTGATTTCAACAGATCGCAAACCACTGGCAGCTTGATGGCAAGCCAAGGCCTTAACCGTGATGACGTTTACAATGAGACGGCTACAAGGTTTAAGGGTGTGAGCGATGAAGGTGCTGCAAAGCTAGAAATGGTTATGCGAGTATATGCAGAGACAGGCTGGAGAAAGTTATATCGCGGCTTTGAGTGGATGCTTAAAACTTACCAAGACGCAACCATTGAAGAGCAGATTTTAGGTGAGGAAATTGCCTACAGCCCAGCAGATTGGAAGTTTAGCGCATCTTGCGTTAGCGGTATTGGTTTGGCCGCTTCTGACAGCTCTGAAATGATTGAGAACCTAGGTGTAATTTATAACACGCAAAAAGAGCTAGCTGCATCTGGCTCACCATTGGTTGATCAAACCAAGATGTATAACACCCTAACCAAAATATTAAAGGCTATGAATGTGCATGACAATGGGGCCTTTTATAATGACCCTGACCAACCAAGCCAAGTTGTGCAGGCTCAGAATGAGCAGATGAAGACTTTAATACAGCAGCTACAGCAGCAGCTAGAAGCTAGCTCTGTTAATAGTGTGCTTTCAGAGAATGAGCGGCTTAAGCAGCAAGTTAAGGCTTTGGAGGATAGTACTAAGGCGCAAATTGAGGCGGCAAAAATTGCAGAGGGTGCCCGACAGTTTAACGAGGAGTTAGAGCTTAAGAGATCGCAAGGTATTACTAAGACTGCGCTAGACATTACTAGGCTTGAGCTTGAAAACAATACGCAATTAGAGGGTGGACTTGATGAACAATAGGCGGGCAGAGCTTGCGCAAATTATTAGCCGAGCTGATGAGGCGGTAAAGCTGGCAAACAATCCATTGCTGCAAAGCATTATACAAAGTCACAAGGCGGATGCTTTTAATGATTTTGCATCATCTGGATTAAATGAAGATAAGCGCCGCCGCGAATGCTGGCAAAAGCTCCAAGGCTTTACGATAGTCGAACACAGTTTGCAAGCCCTAATTGATGAGGGTAAAATGGCTGAAGGTGAGTTGCAAGAGATTGACGCAATGAAACCACAAACTAACAACCCACTAGGGGGATAAATGAGCGGATTTGATTTTTTGGATGATGTTGAGGACTCCGAGCGAGCACCCGAGGCAGAAGCCGAAACACCTAAAGAGCTAGAAGAGGCGCAAGCTGATGACTCTAGTGAAGAAGGGGCACAGGAAGAGCCAACCACGCAGGAAGATGATGAGGCTGAAGAGCTGGGAGAGGAATTTGAGGTTGTTGAAATAGACGGCCAAGAAATCACCCTAGACCAGATCAGAGAGCTGCAGAAATCTGGAATGCGTGAGCAAGACTACACCAAAAAAACCCAAGCCGTTGCAGAGCAGCGCAAGGCTTTAGAAGCGCAACAGTCTAAGTTAGATCAAGCTATTGATGATCTGGCATTGATTGAGGGTGATATTAAGGGGTTGTTGGTTGCTGATCTTGATGAGATAGACCTGAAAGCTTTACGCGAATCTGATTATGTTGAGTACCAAAAGGTGCTTGAAGATAAAAAAGAGCGTTTAGCCGCATTCGATAAAGCAAAGGCAAAGATTGAGGAGCGCAAAAAAGAAAGCACAGCGCAACGCAGTCAAGAGCTTGCTGATTTAATGGGGTGGAGTGATTCAGGTAAGCGTGATGATGACATAAAGCGGTTCCAGTCATTAAGCAAAGATGCGGGATTTACTGAGGATGATGTCAAAACCATTACCTCTCCTCGCGTCATGGCTGCACTGCTAGAGTTGTCCGCTATTAAATCAAAACCAAAGCCCGAGGCAAAAGCCAAGGCTAAAAAGGTTAAGATTAGTAAACGCTCAACAGCTAAGGCGCCGGCCAAAAAGCCTGTAACCTTAGAGGATGAGATTAACAACTTTTTTAATTAGGTGATTTCAAATGGCTACTATTGGCACAGAATATTTAACGCTCGTTGATCGAGCAACCCGCTTAAGCGGTGAAAAAAACAACAAGTACCGCGCGCCCGCTATGCTTGTTTCGCAAACCAATGAACTTTTGGCAGATTTGCCTTTTGTTGATGCTAACCAAGGTTTAACTCACAGCATTTTACAAAAAACCGGCTTGCCTACTTCATACTGGATGCAGTTAAACAAGGGTGTGCCTTCTTCAAAATCGCAAAGCGTTGAGGTTAAAGAGGGTACTGCAGTTCGCACAGCTTTGGGCTTGGCAGATTGCCGCATGCCTAACGTTAATGAGTTGCGTAAAGATGAAATGGTTGCCGCTCTTGAGTCTTGCGCGCAAGGCATGGCCAGTGAGTTATTTTACGGCACTGCTTCCACTCCTGAAGGCTTGATCGGTTTGGCTACCCGTTATGGTGATTTGAGTGGCGGTAATTCTCAAAACATTATTAGCATGGGCGGTGCGGGCTCTGATAACAGCTCAATCTGGCTTCTTGGCTTGGGCCGTCGTGGTGTTTATGGTGTATTGCCCGAGGGTTACGGTGCCGGCACTCGTCATGAGTATCAAGGCAAGGTTCCTGTCACTGATGCCGATGGCAATACTTACATGGCTGAGCGTGATGAGTACTACATGGCTGGCGGCATTGCTGTTGAAGATTGGCGCTATGCTGTGCGTATTGCCAACATTGATGTAAGCGCAGTGCTTGCCGACCCTACCGGCTCAAGTATCGCCCTTATCAATGCAATGATTAAGGCCATGCATGCTGTACCAAGCCTTAGCACTGCCGGCATCAACTTTAACTTTTACATGAACCGCGACTTGCGTGCTGCCCTTGATATTCAAAGCACTAATAAGAGCAATGCTTACTTTACCTCTAGTGAGGTTGAGGGCGTAACCCGCACAAGCTTCCGTGGTATTCCTGTTCGAACGTCGGACGCCATTTTATCAACTGAATCTGTTGTATCTTAAGGGGTGCATTATGTTAACTGATTATCAAGCAACACTTTCGAACGCCCAAGCTTTGACTGCAACGGCTGCATCTACCAATCTTTATGACTCAAGCGCCGCTTATGATATTTCACGCGGTGAACCTTTAGGTGTAATGATTACTGTTGATGTTGCTGCAGACTCAACTACCGGCGATGAAACCTACTCCTTTGCGGTTCAGACTGATGACAATACCGGCTTCAGTTCTGCTAAAGAGTTAATTGCTAAAACTGTAGCGGCTGCTGACCTTGGCGCTGGCGCCATTGTTATCTTGCCTTTCCATACTGGCATGGAGCAATACACTCGCGTTAATTACACGCTGGGCGGCACCACTCCATCTGTAACCGTCACTGCTGAAGTTAAACCGCTTTGCGACATT